GAATATTTAGGGGACGTATCAACCAACATTAGGATATCTCCAGAACACTAGCGAAGACGTTAATCTTCGACGCTGTATCGCAATTCATTATAAGCGCATCGCCGGCCTCCAACGCGAAAGGGCCAGCGAGAGACGTGTCTGCGAGAGTTCCGATGGTGTTCTTTTCAAGAATCACCGTAGTAGAGGCAGAACTATCGGTTATCTTAGGGAATACAACGACATCCCCAGTGTGACTATTATACAGATTTATGTTTTTTACAATGGCTTCTGTCGCTGCGGGACAGGTATAAACCGTAACATCCCCCGTAGAGCCCACCACAGTAGCTATGTTTTTATACGCAGAAGCCATCAGTCCATAAACCAGTTAATGCCATTCGTGTCGTCTTCTCCGCTGATTACAGCCGGAAATTCCATTTTTGTAAGCGCCATTTCAATATCGCGCATGATCCGGACAAACGTATCCGCATCGTACTCATCAGGGGCCAAGGGCATGGCGTGATCTAGAAGTTTCGCCATTACCGCCTCCCATCCGGGCGAAGACCCAGACGCAAATCGCCCAAAGTCCACGTTATATCGGTCGTATCGCTTTCGATACGCAACGCAATCTGACGCGACCGGCTACGCAGAAAAGCCTGCTGCGTGCTGGATTTGACCGCGTTAGTCGAGTTGATTGTTAACGGGTCACCAGGGTAATTCCGCGCTTTTAGTATGTAGTTAACAGAGGCGTCCGCATCCGAGCTGGTAATGTCGATGTCTGGAATAAGCCGATCCACGAACATAAACTGTTCGCCATCACCAAGGTCAAAGTCAGCAGACTCAATAAACGAGGTCATCGGTGATCCGTCGTCGTCATCACCGCTTTCGTGGACGTACACAAAATTCGTACCGCTGGCCGTGCCACATGCCCTTGGATTATCGTGAATGCCATAATCCACCCAAGCGGTCCGCGACAGCGTACCCAAGTCCCAAGTGTTTTCTGTAAAGTTGAACTTTACATAGCGGTCTATCTCTGTTGCATCCGCACTCGGATAGAACCAGAACACCTCGTCAAACATCTTGTTGGACGCCGCAAAGCACTTGAAGCTCTGTTCGAGGTTGATGTCATCGAACACGTATCGAAGCAGCGTACACGGAATGGTCTGCACACGGCCCGTGTACACATAGAAGTTTTCACGATCCATCCAGAACACCTTGTCGCCTACCGTGGCTACGGCGTTCGGGCCTAGAATCGATATGTTGTTCGACAACATGCTAAACCCAAAGGTGAACGGAGGACCTGTAAACCGCATGGAATGAAGCGACGTGTCCGTAAAGATAAGCATCTCTTGGCGCGTCTTCTGAGCCGAAATGATCTCGGAGCCTGACGAAATGCGCTGTGATCCGGCAGTGTTCGTAGCCGTAGGCGTCCAATCAAATGGATTCTCTTGATCGGACCAGCGCACCATAAGCAAATCTTGGTCCGTCTCTCCTTGCGGGTTACAGCCGAAACAAACCACGTGCCTGTCGGTGGTTGAGGTCATTAGCCTGCGGGTTATGGTTGGCGCATCGGAAGCGCCAGACTGCGAGGAAAACGTCGAAGCCCGGTTACCAAGGCCAAGCGTCTTGTCCCAGTAGAACAGGTTTCCGTCGAAGACGTTGAACATCAGGTCTTCGCCCCAGTTATCCTGAGACCAGAGACGAATGTTAGAGCCCGTTTCGGCGGCGGTGGCTGATTCTTCGCCCCATCCAACAAAGTCGTTTGCTTCTTTGACCACCACGCCGTCATCGTGAGCCGCCGCAGTGGTGCCCCTCGCGCCTCGAGCAACGCCTGCGTTTATCGTGTTCGTAGACTTGCCGGTGTACTGGATAAGCTCGTCTTCTATCAGCATGAGGCCGACAAACGTAACCGTATCGCCACTGGATGAACTTGCAGCAGTGGTGCCGTCATCGCCTCGCGTCAGATCAGCAAACACGTTCCCTACATTGGTTCCGTAACGAATGTTCTCGCTACCAATCTTGATAGTCCCCTTGGCAGGGAAGCTAGAAGAATCGGCCACGGATATCGTTGTGCTTGCCGCAGTGAGGTTTGCAGACGTTGTTGTGGATGCCGTTTCAAAATCGGACGCGCTAGTCAGCGTGAACGAAGTGTCCGAGTCGCTGATGCCACCAGCATCATTGAGCGTGGTCTGAGGGTAACCCGTGCTGTAACCACCCCACGTTCCTGCCCCCCAGCCGTTGCCGGAAACAACAGTGCCTAGACCCGTATTGATCTGGTACGTTGCCACAACGGCAGATCCACCGCCAGCCGTGTTGCCAGAGGACGCCGTGCCGGCGGTCGTTATCGTGTACGAGTTTGAGTCAATGACCGTGACTTCGTGTTCCGTGTTTAATTGAGTCGCACTAATTCCATCCGTAGCCGTTGCGCCACTAATTGTTACAAAGTCGCCGGTAACAGCTCCATGGCCAGGTGCCGTGACAGTCACCACGGCGCTGCCAGAAGCTCCGGTTTTCAAAGGGTCTGATCCAAGCGTGGTGATTGCTCGAATAGGCGTGACATCGTTGTAGCCACCGCCCTCTTCAATATAAAACTTGGTTTCCGTGCCAAGGCCCATGTACTTGGAACCGCTCAACGCGGCCCATACGTGCAGCGAACGGCCAGTGCCTTCAATCGTGTTACTGCTAAGACGCGACCAGCCGCCCATCTTTTCGGGACGGCCTTTTCGGAACCGTATCAGGTCCGAATCAAACCAGCCGTTTTCGTCTCCGTAAGACGTAGTCTCACGATTTACGCCAGGGCGAAACTGTATCTTCGACAGAGGCATTTAGTCACCCAGTTCAGGCCAATCATAAAGAACGCCAGACTTATTCCCTTCAGCGTCATAGCTGACAAACAGTGCAGCCATTGCGTCTGTATCCGCCGCGTTGTCGATAGCCGTCTCCATCTCCGTAGCCTTGGTGCGGATTGCATCTCGGTACGTCTGGATGTTGGCTGGAACAGCGGTATTGTTATCAGCCTTACGGACGATGGCCCAATCTGTCTCAGCCAGAAGAGATGCCTGTTGCGCCTTTACTTCAGCCTTTAGCTGAGAGCGGACGCCCGGTTCCATGATCTGGTTGCCGTCTTCATCGTTTACCGCATTCCCGTCGCTATCCACCAAACCCACATCGGTCAGGCTTTTAGCTGTCTTAGAGATAGTCACACCATCCGTCTGGTATCCCCAAGTGTACAGGCGCGAGTCCGGCGGCGTCTCAGGAGTAACTTCCGTTAGCCCCGCCGCTGCCTTCTCATCCGCTGACCAGATATGCCAATTTCTAGGGTGCGTGATGCCGTTGTCGTCGGTCCACGAACGACCTTCTCTAATTGTCTTGCTGCCATATTTCCACATAACCTATCTCCTATCGGGCGGTCGCTGTTTTGAACGGTGATTCGGCGACGGCCATGAAGATGTAAGTGCTGCCGGAGCCATTTGTTTCTGTATCGTTGCCTCTAATCTTAAATCCATTTGACAGAAAATCGATGTGCTGTGCTACACCGCTGCTTTCTGCCCCACTCGAATTGGCTGCTAACGTCAGGCCGTTGACGTTGTATGGTCCTCTTTTGTTATCCCACATTTTCCAATCACCAGCAGCGTTAGTGCGCTTGGTCATCACAAAAGCAGGTGCGAATCCATTTGTGTACACAAATGGACCATCTGTCGAACCATTGCCCGTGTAGCCTCCGACGGAACTAAAATTTTCCACTTCTGCGAAACAATATACAACGTAGTCTCGTCCCGTTGCATTAACTTGAGTTTCATTTCCTAAAGTAAAAACTGAACTTGTCGGAGCAGTGTCATTCCATCGATTACTAACCGTAAAGGCACCGTCAGTTGTAAAAAACAAAAACTTTGTTGGTCCTAACTCTTCGTGATAAATACACCAGTTTTCTCCAACATCCCTATCTTTAAGGATCATCATCTTAGGAACTGCACCAAGGCCATGGCCTACAGTTGCTCCTGATGTAGAGTTGCCAACGTAAGTAACTATACTAAAACCACTGGTAGTATCAGCGGACACCGTTGACGTGATGCTGCCATCAGTATTGCTGCTGCCGCTGCCGTTGGCTTTCCACTGCCATGCAACCATAGAGTTGCCGCTGGTATTTACTTCGCCCCTGTTTCCAACAGTAAAACCATCCGAATCAAAACTAACTAGACCTTCAGTAACAGTTGCCTCTGCGCCAACAGTAGACGAAAAGATTACTTTTGTAGCACCTCTTACAGCATCGTAAAGATCATGTTCATTACCACCAGTTGTTCTATTTTTGATCCAAGCAAAGTCAGGTTGGAACGTACTATTCCCAGATTGGTTTACTTCAAGACCACCGGAGCCAATAGCTGTTCCATTGCCTGTGTATACTGTCGTCTGAAAATGCGCCGAAGGATCGGCGATGATTGGGTCGTCTAGGGCGGCGGTGGATAATGCGTTGAAGTCGGTGGGCGGTGTGTAAGTGAAGGCAGACTGCCCGAAATTGCCTGTCACGTCTGTAGCAGTACTCCCAGCATGAGAAATACAAAATCTGTAAAATAGTCCCGCTGTCAAGTTTGTAAATGCAGCATTTGTTCCTGCTGCTGGATCACCACTGTTTTGGAATACCCCATTTTTACTCCACCATATTTTTTGGTTATCCAAATCAATAGCACAACCAATTATATCATTTGTTGTAAAAGTATCTCCATATGCTCCACTTCCCGTACCCTGTGTATTTCCGTTTGGAACATAACCTCTAAATGTACTATTGCCTATATTATTACCGCTAGTAATGTTTAAGTCAGCCGCAATTACACCAATAACAGGGTATTGGTTTGATAATTGTGGTGCAGCATTCAAAGTAAACTCAGCATACCATTTACCTGAAGATGGTCCTATTTGAGTAATAGCTTCAATAGCATTTGAAGTTCCTCCGGCACTTGTTCTTAAATTGCCATCAGAAATAGTAAGAGGTTGACCTGAGACATTACAACTAGCTACAGGATTAAAAATTGAATAATTATCAGTCGGCGTATCCAGCATCTGATCCGCACTGGTCAAGCCGCTGCTGGTAAAATTGTTGCCGTTGCCGCTGTAGTCTGCACCAAGATCGGCGCTGTCTTCGCCTGTGATGTAGAAGCCGTTGGCGCCATAACTGCCTGTGTATTCAATCGGCACCCACTGTCCGGTGGTGCTGTCGGTTTCGCCGAAGCTAGTTGGGTCTAGTGCTTGGCCGTCGATGAAATGATACTCTGCAAGATAGCCATCAAAAGGCCCATTAACTCCATCGCCTATCAAATGAGAAACGGCTGAGTTGATAAAGCCATCAAAGTTTTGGCTTGGATAGGTAGCTGTACCAAATGAAGT